GTCAAACAACCAAGACGTATAGCAGCAAAAACAGCTAGATTTAGAAAGGCATAATCCTATCATGACAACATCAGGCACTACCACATTCAACATGGACATCGATGAGATTATCGATGAAGCTTTGGACATGATCGGCGGCGAATCAGATCTTGGCAAGGAGCCCAGATCAGCCCGACGCAGTCTAAACCTGATTCTCACGGACTGGCAGAACCGTGGCATCCTCCTATGGAAGACCGGGCTCGGAACCACGACCACCGTTGAAGGCCAGACGAGCTACGATCTTGATCAGGACATCATCGACATCACCGAAGCCTCGATCAGACGCTCCGGCACGGACATCGAACTAACCAGAATTTCCATGGACAACTACCAAGAGCTTCCAAACAAGAGCACACAAGGAAGACCAAACCAGTACGCTGTCCACAGGAAGCGTGACAACATCGAGGTCTACCTCTGGCCCGTCCCGGAAAATTCCACGGACGTTTTCAGATACTGGAACGTCAGCAGATACGAAGACTTCACAAAATCCGTGGACACCGCCGACGTGCCTTTCCGTTTTCTCCCGTGTCTTATTTACGCCTTGGCCTACTATATGTCGATCAAGCGCCCCGGTGTACCCGGTGACAGGGTTGCTTTCTTAAAACAGGTCTATGAAGAAGCCCTACAGAACGCCATGCAAGAGGACAGACAACGTGCCCCATTCAGGGCCATCCCCCGTTTCAGGGTCGTGGTCTAGACCATCATGGCAGTCAGAAAATCCCCATGGTTCATCAGCGACAGATCCGGTTTCAGGTTCCCCTATGATCAGCGGGTAAAGGAGCAGGGCACTGGAATGGTTGTCCACTTCTCAGAAAGCGATGGCGCTTTTGATCTCAAGAACCATCCACAAAACCAAGCACCACGTATTGGACCAATCCGTATTCTCAGGGATGCCCGGACTGAGACACCTGTTTCTGTTAACCCACTTGTATGGAATCCATCAATGACAACGTTTGTCTCAAATCTTAACATAGTGGTATCATTAAGCAGAATCACGGGCACAGTGCAGTGTGGTACTGTAACCATCGGGAGTTAAAACTAATCATGGCTATCTCACAGGGAATGAGCATCTCTTTCAAGAAACAGGTTCTATTAGGCGATCAGGATTTTGACGCCGATACTTTCAAGCTCGCCTTATTCACAGACGCAGCATCTTTAAGCTCTGGCACCGCAGTCTACAGTACATCAGCAGAGGTCAGTGGTACCGGCTACACAGCCGGTGGTAACACCCTAAACATTGTTGACGTTACAGTAGACGGCTCTGTAGGAATTGTTGATGTAAGCAATACGGCATGGACCACTGCAACTTTTACTGCCCGGGGCGGACTGATCTATAACTCGTCCCAGTCAAACTCAACGGTTGCTGTCCTTGATTTCGGTGGTAACAAGTCTGTAGAAAATGGTACCTTCACAATTCAATTCCCAGCCGCTGCTGCTGCCACAGCCATTATCCGTCTAGTATAAAAAGGGAGTCTGGCAAGCATGGCTCTCGTTGTCAAAGACAGAGTAAAGCAAGATACGACAACCACAGGAACGGGCTCTGTTACGCTCAGTGGTTCGTATACGGGCTTTGATACTTTTTCTGAAATTGGTAATGCCAATACCACATACTATGTAATCTCAGACAGTGGCTCTGGTGACTGGGAAGTGGGCCTCGGTACCTATACCGCATCAGGCACCGTACTCTCACGTGACACTATCTTGGCTTCCTCGAACAGCGGGTCTGTGGTCAATCTGGCAGCCGGGACCAAGGTTGTCTTCTGTGGATACCCCGCCGGAAAATCTGTCTACCTAGATGCCTCTGGTAACCTCGTAGGTATTGCTGGGACTGTCTCAGCAACAAACATCACCGGTGCCACGGTAACTGCAACGTCCAAGATTCATACTCCTGCAATCTCGGTCACAAATGTCTCAGCCACAAATATCTTTGCGTCTACAAAGATCCATACCCCAGTCCTCTCTGCAACTAATATCATCGCAGGTACTGTCACAGCCACATCGATTCACACCCCGTCACTCTCCGTGACGGACTTCATCGCTGCGACAATCACAGCAACGTCCAAGATCCACACTCCTGCGATCTCGGTCACAAACGTCTCAGCCACAAATATCTTTGCGTCTACGAAGATTCATACCCCAGTCCTCTCTGCAACTAATATCATCGCAGGTACGGTTACAGCTACCTCGATTCATACGCCAACCCTATCTGTGACTAATTTTATTGCTGCGACAATCACAGCAACGTCCAAGATCCACACTCCTGCGATCTCGGTCACAAACGTCTCAGCAACTAATATCTTTGCATCAACAAAGATTCATACAGCAGCATTATCAGCAACAAACATCGTAGCAGGTACGGTTACAGCTACCTCGATCCACACACCAACCTTATCTGTGACGAACTTTAATGCTGCGACGATCACTGCCACATCTAACATTCACACTCCGGCTTTGAGCGCCACAAATATCCTAGCGGCAACAATCACGGCCACAACAAAGATACATACCCCCGCCCTCTCTGCGACTAACATTACCGCAGGTAGCGTGACAGCGACCTCAATCCATACGCCGTCACTCTCTGTTACGAACTTCATTGCAGCAACAATCACGGCAACGTCGAACATTCACACACCAGCCCTGTCGGCCACGAACATTATTGCTGCAACCATTACCGCAACCACAAAGATCCACACCGTGGCTCTCTCTGCTACGACTGTCTCAGCAACCAGTGTCTATGCGACTAATTTTATCAAAGGTGGTACAGCTCTGGCAGGACCGGGAAGAGTATTACTAGTCGATAACGATTGGTCAACCGGAACCCCATCAGCAGTGACTTTTGAAGACGCTGACGGCATGGACTGGAGCACCTACAGTTATTTTGATATCGAACTGGCAGGGTACATCTCGACAAGTTGCCGCATCCTCTGCCAGATGAGCCAAGGCGGGGCTTATGAAGTCGGAGGGACGGATTACCACTACGCCAACACGGGCCAAGTTTTTACCGCAGGCTTTTCTAACGGCACCTCAGCTATTAATATTCCCAACGTTAGCAATCAAATCTACAAAGGCGGTGCGCAGTACAATGAGATGTTCCATCTAAAGGCTTCTCTGTATCATGGATTGTCAGACGGCACTAATATTAATGGCCCATGGATTCATTGGTCTTTTGTATCTAATGTTGCTGCGGGAGGAAACAGGGGTCATGCAAATGGCACGGGAGCATTGCGAAACCTAGTTGCCACAGTAATTGACGGCATCAGGTTCCAGCTAAGCTCTGGCACCATGAATAATGGATCGTTTAAGGTTTGGGGGATCGTCTAATGACTCGATATAGTATGACGGGCCAAGGAAAGATTGTTCCTTTCACGCCTGAAGAAGAAGCTGCGGCTGACGCAATCGAAGCAGCAGATGCTGCAACTAAAGCTGCGGAAGAAGCAGCGGCCCCCATGCAAGAGTGGTTAAAAGCCATGCTTGAGACTGACACTCTTATGACCCGTGACGTGGAGGATCTGATTGACAACCTAATTTTTAACGAAATCCTTACCGAAGAGCAACTATCCACACGTCTAGCAGAATACCGTGCTCTTAAAAAAACCGAACGTAATAAGAAACCAGTGTAGGAGGTAAGCCGTGGCTTTCTCTGAATCCCCCTTTTCCCAGATACCTTTCTCATCATCAATCAGAACGATTGATGTAGCGGTTCCGGTCACCGGTGTATCAGCAACCTTTCAACTAGGTTCTGTTGTTGCTGGCACAGAAACGATACTCAATGTATCAGGTGTCTCTGCCACATTCGAACTAGGAACCCCGGGTTTAGCCATTGACACAGATGTCCCTGTCACCGGACTCACAGGAACATTCTCAGTTGGCACTGTCACACCTGCAATTAGCCGTGCCATTGATGTATCAGGGGTCACCGGCACATTTGCAGTAGGCACCCCCAGTTTCAAGATTGACACAGATGTCCCCATTACCGGGGTCGCAGGCACATTTGAAGTAGGTCAAATCTTCTTCTGGTTCCCTGTACCTGATGTAACCACTAGCTGGACCACGGTTTCCCAGACATCAACCACATGGACCCTGACTTCT